CGTTCTATCCATTGCAGGCCCTTCTGGCGCTCTTCGGCCGATCCGGCGACCAGCAGCTGACGACCCAGTTGGTACTGAGCTTGCAAATCACCAGCAGCGGCCTGTTGGGCTCGCTGTACACGGTAAGGGCTCGCATTGACATACTCAGCAAATTTTGGGTCCTGTCCCAGCTGTGAGATATCGCCGTGCTTGGCGATGAAGTCACGTTCGGCAAGAGACTTTTCAAGCTGTTCAACCTTGCTAACTGAGTCACTCTGATAGCGACCGAGTTTAGCTTCGAGGTACTTGTCAAGTACTTGCATAGGATCATCGAGCAGTTGGCTACCAGTAAACTCGACCTTCTCAGGTGCGGGCTGCTTCGTGCCACCGTTCTGCTCCAGGTCTTCCGAGCGTTTCAGTTCCAGCAATCGATCGGTCAGCTTTCGCTGCTGCCCTAGATCGTTGGCCATACGTCCGTAGGCCGATTCAAGGTTCTTGTACATTGCTGCGATCTCTTCCAGGGACTTGCCCTTGAGCTTGTCTGGAAGATCAGGGTCATGACTTTCCTGTGCGTCCTGAGTGGCATTCTTGCCTGTCTCGTCCTTGGTGTCACCCTGAAGAGTCTCCGCTCGTGCATGTACAGCCTCAGTCAGTCCTTTCTCAAGTTCTGCCAGATCACTGTCTTCGTTGTTCAGATCAACCAATACCATTGTAATCTCCTTCCGTCTTACGATTGTGGGGAGCTAATTTGAAGGTCTTAGTCAGCGCCGGGACGAGGACCGTAGTCTCCGTGATTCTCGAACGCTTTTTCCTCGATTGCCTTCTGTTGCTTGTGGACCTTTTCAAAGTAGTCGATGGACTCGGGGCTCGCGCTTTCGCCTAGAGCTATTCCAAGTCTGTCGATTCTTGGGGCCACAAGTATGACACGTCGTGCATCCGCCTGACAGAGAGGACACTTGCGGCATATTAGCCGGTCATCCTCCAGGGCTTCATGGACGTGTCCGTTTTCGCACTGGAAATCATAGAGGCGTCTCATTCGTATGCCTCCTGGTCAGCCTGCTGGCGTTCCATAAGACTCTGGTCAATGTACTGTCGAAACTCGTTTTCGACTGCATCTTCCAGGGTCGCTATGTACTGCCAGACAATCCTTGCTCCCAATGCGATCCGGTTACTTTCCCAGCTTTCAGCGTTGGCACCACGCAATGTGGCGTTCTCAATTTCGCCTTCTGCCAGTTCTTTTAAGTCTTTCCAGAACGGGGTATCAAACCCCTGTTCGTATGCTCGGTACCTACTCTTTTGCTCATCTGGCAGGTACAGTAATTCATCAAGTCCTAGCCTCATACGTTTTACTCTCCCGTGTCGGCTATTTATTTGTAGAAGTTTGGTGCCTTGTTCAATGTGGCGAACCTATCCGCCTGGTAGTGACAGTCAGCTGTCAGTAGATATACGTTGTCGCTATTGTCTGTTCCACCATTGGTAACACGCTTGTAATTGGCAATGATTAGACCATCTACACTGAAGGATTCATCAAAACCAGGATCTGCAACCTCCGCAATTAGATGCGTCAGGGCAGTACCGTCTGGTGACTGTTCCACAGTCTTAACCGTTGGAGATCCCAGTGGGAATATGCCCTGGCCATGACCATCAGCATACGCCACACTGATTTGCCATTTGACTGAATCGGTCGCGGTACCATCAGTCAGCCAGTGTGCATGCAGGTAGATAGCTGTTCCTACTGCGTAGTCGTGGTCAACATGGTAAATTACCTGTACGTCATCCCCGACATCAAAGTTATACGCATAGAAAATGGAACCAGACATCTGCTCATACACCGGCACACCAACGCCAGCGGCTTTCCGCACAATTACTTGACCAACTAAGTCTCTCCAGCCGACCTGACCATCTTCGACGTACCATTTGGAATCCGATCCAAAAACCATATCAACTCTGGAATGGCGTGACATTACTTGTTTCCTCCACTAGGCGGCTGCTTCATCTTCCAATCAAGCTGCTTCTCTTGCAGCTTCAAGCGTTCCATCGCAATGTCATTCTGTTTCTCGAACTGGTCAATCTCGCTGGCCTGCAACTGAATTCGCTGCTGCTCCTGCATGGTGCGCTCTTCCTCAGTGTCAGCCTTACGTGCTGCAACAGACGCCTTGGCCAGAGTTTCGCGGATCTTAGCAATAATCAGCTGGTTGTCCAGGAGGCTCTGCTGTGCTTCAGCCAGTGCCGCGGCTACGTTAGCCTGCTGCAATTCCTGCTGCTGCTGTTGCACCTCAGGAGGAGGTGGCTGCAAGGCAGCGTCAATAGCCTGCACGATTTCAGCCTTGTTGTAGACTGAACTTAAGTCAATGATGCCCTTTAGCATAACGATGCCGACTTGCTGGAAGTTCTCAGGCATCATGCCCATAAGCTGGGTAAGCTGCATGGTTTCCACTTCTCTGGCTACCAGACCGACGCCTGCCTTCAGTACGAACTTGAAGTCGCGTGGGTAGAGGTCAGGCTGGAACTGCATGTAGCGCCACATAGTCTTAGTCAATGCGGGCTGCAAGAAGGAACGGCTGATCTGACCAATTGCCCGTTTGGCCCGTTTAACAAACGCGCCCATCATCAGGGAATTGGTGCTGGCAGCATTTGCGCCAGTAGTGCTGCTCTGTGAGCCGAGGGCCGATGCACTATCAAATGCGCCTGTGCCCATCTGCACCATGCGTTCCATCTCATTGGCCTGGTTGAACGTAGCCGCGTTCAGGTTGCCAATCTCGATAGGCTGGAGGACCTCACGGGGAGGCCCTTGAGTCAGCCATACCTTGCCGGGTTTAACTTCCATCTTGAAGCCACGAGGGATTCGACCAGAGTCAACTCCCAACATGGGAGAACTGATATAGCCCAGGGCATCTATGCGCGAGCGCAATTCAGCATCGAGGGCCTTCTGAGGATTGTAGCCTTTTTCTGACACCCCTCGGCCCCAGAAACGGCCAGGAACCTTCTCCCACGGGAAGGCAATGATCGATCGATCTGTCATGACGAACGGGTTGAGCATGGCTCGCAGTAGAATAGAGCCATTGGCTATGGTCACAATGGCCTCGACAAGTGGGCCATCACCCTCATCCTTGTGCATTTTTACGTCGATCTCGAGTAGGCTATCCACGCCACTCTGCGGAGACTTCAAGGCATTTAGCATGTACAGCGGTACTTTGCCGTGGTATTCGACCACATCGCAGGACTCACCGAGTGTATTGGTGTTCTCCTCGTCGTGACCGTCAACCAGATCCTCATTATTGGGGCGCTGGGGGGCCAAAAGGCCAAGAGCCTCCTTGCGATAGACACCAGTCTCGATCTTCTCGAGCACTGAGTGCATTGGGCGCTGCATCCTATGGGCGCAACCCAGCATCTCTGTGATAGTGCGGCCTGCCGGATCCGGTATAAACTCGTCTGGGCGGATTGATTCCCAGGAGATTACCACTCGCTCAGTGTCACGGCGCACCAGCTTACCTGAGGGATCACGAACTGGAGTGCCGATCTTGCGAACCTCAGTATTGACCTTGATGATCCCCGTTCCAAAAATTGCGGCATTGAGTACAGCCTCAGCAGAGGCATCCTTAGCACATCCCAGGTCCAGATCCTCGCGTAGCTGGTCACGGGCAAGCGAGGCATCTACCTTGTCCTGATCCTTGATATCGTCCTGCACATCGAACCAAACTTCACGGCCAAATAGGCCCTCTTCGACTTCAGACACAGACGAATCAATTGCCTGAGCCAGAGCAGGAGCGATGAGGCGGGAACGCTCGGATAGCCGGTTCATGTCCTCAGCGGACCAACGACCTCTCCACATGCGCCAATATTCTGCCCAACGATCGCCATATCCTTTATCGCGCTGGTCTTCCCACTTATCTACCTTCTCGGCCACCCAAGAGGTCAGTTCGCCAGCAGGGTCCTGCTGACGGCTTTCATTTTCTGGACTAGGCAGATCGATAAGGATCTCGTTGCCCTGGGTGTATGCTTCCATCAGTATCCTGCCTCAAGGTCTAAGGGTTCCCACTCATCAATGTCGGCGTCACTTATGTAGCCCACCTGGGCCATCTGGTCAGCGTAGGCAACAGCGTCAATGCCGTCGTCATGGGCAAGTGGATCTGGGAAATCTGCTACTTGATCTAGGAACCACTGATTCCACTCACCTTTCAGCAGCCTGATCTTTCCACGTTCTCCGCGGCCTTGCAGTGCCCAAGAGATTCGGTCAACTTTTTTGGTGTTTCCGTGCGCCAGCGGAGTAACGGTGACGTAACGGTTGAACTGTCGCATGTAGTCTTCCAGGTAGGGCTGAACTGCGTTCGCCAGGGCCCCCTTTTCGATTCCTAGGCGGCAACCTACATGCCGATCACAGGCCTTGATGATGCGCAGCGCAGTTTCACGCACATCCCAGTGGCCATGCTCGATGTTAAGGACAACCCAACCTTCAGGGGAAATAAGGGTCGTGGCAATGACTGATTCATCTGTACGAACCACTCGATTGCCTTGCTGCCTGGCAAATCCGGCCAAGTCAACTGTCACGACAATCTGCCCTTCTGGCAATCCTACATGTGTGATCTGAGATGAATTTTTTGACCCAAGACCAGGGTCAATTATCTTGAACCACTCAGGTTTGAGGACTTTACCACCACCGCTTACAAAGCTAGCCTCGATTTCCTGGCGAACGACCTCAATTGGACGGTCGTCGTTGCGAAGCATTCGGTCTAGCTCGCGTTCGTTGAGGTACGGGTTGTCGGTTGACTTGAAGTGGAAAGACTCGTACATAGGGTACGGGTCGCCTGCTTCCTCCTGGTTGTACTCCAGGCCCCTCATGAACATCTTGTAAAAGTGGTTCTTCCCCTTCGGAGTCCCGATGAATAGGGCCTCCCCCTCGTAGTCCATCAAGGCGGGTTCTACGATTTCGTCCCAAATCATTCCCTTCATGTCTGCGAATTCGTCAAGTACGACATAGCTTAAGCCTAGTCCACGCAGCGAATCCGGATTGTCAGCACCCTTGATGTAAATTTTGCGCCCAGTTATTATCTCTATCCAGCCGTCGTTAGTATTCTCGCGGCGGATGAAGCCTCCTGTGCGCTCATAACCAAGTGCTACACGTAGCTTAGGCCACATGATTCGCTTAGCCATGTCCTGCGTTGGAGCGACGTAGTATACACCTGCTTCCGATGTTAGAGTCTTTCCGCTGAACTTCGAGACATCCAACATGGCAGCAATGGCCAGGGCATAGGCAGCTAGATGAGACTTGCCGAAGCGCCGTCCCGCAGCAACTACCTTAAACCGTGCTGGAGAATTCCAGATCGCGGCCTGTCCTGGGTGTAATTCTACGGCAAATTGTCGCATTAGCCGTCGATGATACCGGCAGCTACCAAGGCGGCAAGGATGAGATTAATCTTACCAGCCAGAACGCCGTCATTGGCTTCAAGCTCATCAACCGTAGGCGTGGCGCTCGTGGTCAGGGTGCTACCAGTGAAAGTGGCACCGTCCAGAGCATCAACACATACAGGAATGGCTGCCTGGTTGGTGGGATCGATATTTTTGGAAACTCGTGACATTGGATAACTCCTAATTGTTGCTGTC